ATCCACGGCTTGTGGGGCCCCGCGAGCTGCCGGAAACCCTTGAGGCCTGCGAAGCCCTGCACGAGCAGCTGGTGAGTGACGCAATTCGGCTGGAGCTGGCGCTGAGCCAGGCGCAAGAGGGCGCTGTTCAGGGGCGTCCATACGACCGCAGCTGGTACAACCGAGCAAAGGCTGCGCTCAAGCACATCAACCATGACCGCACCCGCCTGCTGTACCGATGCGGCCAGTTGCGCAAGGAGGCCAAGGCGCACGCCCAGCAGAACATGGACCGGGTCATCCTCGATGTGATCAAGGAGTCGCTGCCCGCCGACCAGTTCTTGGGCTATGTGCGAATTGCCGAGGCCCGTGTGGCCCAAGGAGTCGCTCGATGAGCAACGTAACTGCGGCACTGCCGAGCAAGAGCATGAGCGACTTGGAGCGCCGCTTCCTGAAAATTGCCGGCGCAGAACTGGCCGAGGTGAAAGTGGGCGGACCAACCGCACTGGCCTACCTGCTGGACATGGTCGCCAGTTGGCACGGCAATCGTGCGCAGATCGGCTTCCACGACTTCGGCCAGCGCTGGCTGATCGAAGGCAACGCCAAGAACAAACCTGCCGATCGGTTGCTGCGCGACCTGTTTGGTTTGAGTGATCCAGATCCGAGGAAAGCAGCGTGAAGAAAAGAACCTACGTGGACAAGCCGCTGGGCGATACCGAATGGCTGCTCGAGCAATGGGGCAGCTGGCGGATGGATGGGATGGGTGTGCCCCGTTACGTATCGCCGTCGATCACGGCGGCAGAGGCGGCGGGCGGATGCAAGTACAGCCTCACCGACGACGATGCGCTGGCGATTGACTCAGCAGTGGCCAAGCTGACAAAGCGCAACCAGCAAATGGGTGACTTCGTCTGGCTCTACTTCGGTTCGAAGTGGACCATGGTGCGACTTGGCGAATCAGCGGGAATGTCAGAACGGTCAGCGAGGGAGATCGTCAAGGGTGGGGTCGGCTTCATCGATGGCTACCTGCACGGAATCAGCGAGGCGGCTTAAAAAGTTCTTTCATGCCGGATAAACACCTGTTTTCATAGCAGCGTGTCCAGCTTGCAAGCAACGCGACACAGGGAAACCCCGGCCATCGTGTCGGGGTTTTGTGTTTTTGAGGGGCTTCGATTCAGGTAGCCCTCCAGAAAAAGCATTTTTCTTGTATGAGGGAACGATTTGATAGCGCTATGATTCTGATAGGTTGCTACTCAATAATATGGAAGACCGTGAGTATGAAAAACGTTCTCGCCGTTGTGGCGCTTTCCCTTTTCGCTGCGTCCGCCGGAGCGGCTGAGCTATCCGGAGCGCTTGGCGCGACAGGCCAAGGTGGTCTTACAGCGCGCGTCGGCATTGGCTTTAACTGGGACAAAAGCTGGTTTGAATCCAGTACTGGCCGTCTCACCGGTTATTGGGATGCTGGCTACACCTACTGGGAAGCAGGCGATGCTTCAGGTGGGGCTCACTCGCTGTCCTTTGCGCCAGTTTTCGTTTACGAGTTCGGTAGCGGTAACGTGAAGCCATTCGTTGAGGCTGGCATCGGCCTGGCGGTCTTCTCTGGTACCTCCGCAGGTGACCAGGACTTTGGTTCGGCCTTCAACTTCGAAGACCGCATCGGTGCGGGCTTGAAGATCGGCGAGACGCAGAAGGTTGGCATCCGAGCGATTCACTACTCCAACGCTGGCATTAAGCAGCCCAACGACGGTATCGAGTCGTACTCGCTGTTCTACAGCCACCAGATTTAAAAAAGCACGATCCCTCTTTGCCCGCCCTGTGCGGGCTTTTTTGTGCGGATGACACGCTCAGGCAGCTGGACTAAGTCGGTAGTGGCGTCGATCAAAGCCGTGCGCTCCCTGATCGGCTACGCGATGAGAGTCTGGGGTATGTGACCCAGCGATCCAGGCCACCAAGCCGGGTATGCACCGGCCCTCCGCACCCATTCCAAGCCTCGGTATCTGCCGGGGCTTTTTCGTATCTGGAGGCTGTATGGAAAAGCTACAGCTCGACGTTGAGGTTGAGGGCGCCGCTGACTTCCTGCGCCCTCTGGGCGAAACGCTCAAGTCACTTGAACAGTTTCCCGAGCTGCCGCTCCAGGTCTTTCGTGACCTTGTCACCCACAGCCTTCATGAGCTTTCCGTAAGTCTCGACAGCGCCGCACTTGCCGCAGGTGACCTTCGAGTTGTCGTTCGGCCTAGCCGGAACCTCGAACTTGTCACTGCCGCACTTGGCGCACTTGAGGGTTACCTTCATCGTTTTTAGCTCTGTGAAACGTCTTGTGTGGAAGCTCGACGATAGCACGGGGCCACCTTTTCACGTATCCAAGGGCTCGCCATAACGGCGGGCCTTTTTCGTATCTGGAGTCAGCAAATGTCCGAAACCAAAGAAGCCATCGCGTCAATGCGCTCCAGCATCGAAGCGCTGCACGGCTTTAGCGTCACTCTGCAGATGATGGTCTCGAGCAAAGCAGAAGCCTCTTTCGTTTCAGAGCTTGCATCCCGCGTCACCGCCTGCGAAGCCCAGGTTGTCGCAGGCGGAAGTCAGGTCGCGGCCCGGGGCGCGCCGACTGCTGCTCAGGGGCACGCCATTTCCTCTCCTGTCCATGCGATCACCGGCGCGATTACCAGCGAGGCTAGCGCCAGGGTCAGTGCGGACGATGCCCTGGCCAGTCGCATCGGGGTGCTCACTTGTAACTTGCAGGACCATCGTGCAGATACCTCGGCCACCTCCTTTCTGACCACCCGCGTCGTCAGTGCGGAGGACCCAAAGCTGGAGGCCTCCTCGAGCAAGCCGGTGGAGTCGCTAATCTTGGGTGGCGTCACTTTCTACGGTGAGTCGGCCAGAGCGATCCGTGACGTGCAGGAAGTTCTGCGTGCAGCCGGCGCCGGCCAGCTGGAGGTCGTTAAGCGTGACAGCCAGGGTGAAAAGCCTTTCGTTGTTGATGCCCGAGCGTTCATCACCAAGGCGACAGTCGAAAGCGCTGCCGTTGGGCCAAGCCCTTACAGCGTAAAGGTGGACTTGGATAATGAGGGCCGCTTCTACGTCGCTGGTGTCGGAATTGATGCCAGCATCGTTGCAAGCGAGCTGAAGCTCGGCCCTGGCCTGGAAAAGGACGTGCGGCGCTTGCTCCGCGAAGAGCTTCAGCCTGGCGGGATTCTTCACCGATCCTGAGTCACACCATGACCCGCCTTCAGCGGGTTTCTTTTTGCGCTCCCCGCAACGGGAGGAATCGAGATGGCCCATATGCCAGAGAAAGACCCATCCTTTTGGGTGCTTGTAGTGACAGCCCTGAGAGAGAACGGCCTGGCGATGGGCCTGACGTTCGCCTTGACCTGGTTACGGATCCAGTACGACGGCCAGGAAACGCGCCCTGTTCGCCAATTGATCGAGGCCACGCTCGGTGCGCTGATCGTGATGGTGGTAGGGCTGACCGTGAAGGAGTTCGGCTTGAGCATTGCCTGGTCGTTCGCCACCGCTGGCTTTGTCGGCGTGCTTGGGGTTGAGCAGGCTCGTCAGCTCGGCAGGCGCTGGGCTGAGCGTAAGGTCGACGGTCCATGACCCGCGCCACAAATTGACGATGCGCCGTTTCGTGGCGCGAACATCTGAGGTAATCCCATGACACTTGCTACCACCGTCACTAGTGCCAACATCTCACAGCCGACTCAGCCGCGCATGACGCCAGAGCAGTTCGCTTACTGGCTGAACGGCTTCGCTGAGCTGAATGGCGGCGAGCGCCCAACGGTCGAGCAGTGGAAGTCCATCACTGAGCACTTGCAGGCGGTCTTCGTGAAGGTGACCCCGCAGTATGGCCTTCAGATTGGTGGCGTTGCTCATGCCCAAGCCGTAACGAAGTTGACCAGCAGAGTCGCGGACCAAGGCCACGCTGTCGCTAGCCTTATCTGCTGACAGAGGCCCAGTGATCGGGAGCAAGATGGCAGGAGGTTGGTGATGGCTAGCGTTACCGCAACAATCGTTTGCCGCCAACGCTGGTGGCTGAAGTACTACCTGGCCGGCGTCCTGGTCATGACCCATATCACAGGCCGCGAGCCGGACCCTGGCCGTGTATTCCGATGGATAGAGCGCGGCATCAAGGTCGAGGTGCGCTGATGGCCAGGCTCAAGACACTGGGACCGCGCATCAAGGAAAGCGCAGGCTCGCGGGTCAAGGTGGTGAGCCCTGGCAGCTGGCGGAGTGGAATGACCAGCTCCCAGCGTGGCTACGACTACAAGTGGCAGAAGGCCCGAGAACAGTACCTGCGTGACAACCCGCTGTGCGCTTACTGCGCCCGGCAGGGGCGAACGGCAGCGGCCAGCGTCGTTGACCACATCGTGGCGCATCGAGGCGACAAGGATCTCTTCTGGAATCAGGCCAATTGGCAGCCGCTGTGCAAGCCCTGCCACGACTCGGTCAAGCAAGCCGAGGAGGCTGCTGGCCTGATGGGCTGACCGTCAGCGGAATGGCGCGCGGTCGCCCGAGGCACCTTCGAAGCACGTCAGTGGCGTGCTTCGAGGGTGGGGGGAGGTCAAAATATAGCGATTCTCACCTAGCTAGACCGCCACCGACCCCACGTGCACATTTTTCTCCCCCCTCAAGGTTTTTGTTAATGGTGTTAACAGACAAACAGCGACAGTTTGTTGACGCTAAAGCCCGAGGTGCGTCCAACAAAGAAGCGGCGGAAGCCGCAGGCAGCAAGGCCTCGACTGCTGCGGCGGCAGGGTCGCGCTGGGCCAATGATCCGAAAATCGCCGCAGCCATTCTGGCTCGCAAAGCGGAGCTCAGTGTTAACCCTGAGCCGAAGAAGCGAAGCAGAAAGCCGAAAGCTGAAGAGGCCAATGGCGAGCCCGTGGAGGTCAATGAGGCAGACGGTGAATTTCTCAGTTGCCTGCCTTCCACCCAGGACCCTCTGGAGTGGTTGCTGGCCCTGATGAATGAACCCCGAGCCAAGGTTTTCGACCGGCGTAACGCCGCGCAGACGGCAGTCCCCTATATCCACGGGAAAAAAGCCGAGGCCGGGAAGAAGGAACAGAAGGCGGAGGCCGCGAAAGTGGCCGGCAGGGGCAGGTACTCCCAGAGCAAGCCCCCCCTCACTGTCGTCAAGGGGTGATGCATGCTTTGGACAACGGCCTGCCCGGACTGGTGGCGGCGATTGGCTGCCGGCGAGTCGATCATTCCCGAGCCGCTGTTCCCGCAGGAAGCAGAGGAGAGCATTGAGGTATTCAAGGGGCTTCGCATTGTCGACGCCCCGGGCAGCCCAACCATCGAGAGCGCGTGCGCACCTTGGGTGCTCGCTTTCGCTGGTGCGGTGTTCGGTAGCTACAACACCGAGACCGGGGAGCGCCTGATTCGGGAGTTCATGCTCTGCATCCCGAAGAAGAACAGCAAGTCGACGATCGCTGCCGCGATCATGTTGACGGCCCTGGTCCGCAATTGGCGGATGTCGGCCGAGTTCATCATCCTCGCGCCGACCAAAGAAATTGCCGACAACGCCTTCGTACCGGCCAAGGACATGGTCAACAACGATGATGAGCTGAAGGATCTGCTACACGTTCAGCCACACCTCCGGTTGATCACCCATCGGGAAACAGGCGCCACGCTAAAGGTGGTGGCCGCTGACAGCGATGTGGTTGGCGGCAAGAAAGCGGTCGGTGTGCTGATCGACGAAGCCTGGCTGTTCGGCAAGAACCCCAAGGCTGCGGACATGATCCGCGAGGCCACCGGCGGGCTGCTGTCTCGCCCGGAAGGTTTCATTATCTGGCTGACCACACAGTCGAACGAACCGCCAGCTGGCGTGTTCCGCTCGAAGCTGAACTACGCACGAGGCGTACGCGACGGCCGCATCAACGACAACCGCTTCCTCCCGGTCATCTACGAGTTCTCCAAGGAGATGATCGATAGTGGGGATGCACGTAAGCCCGAAAACTTCCACCTGGTCAACCCGAACATGGGCTACTCGGTGGACCGCCCAACGCTCGAGCGCCTGCACATGCAGGCGGAGATCGACGGCGAGGCGGAGATGCGTGGCTTCCTTGCCAAACACCTCAACATTGAGATCGGCCTTGCGCTGATGTCCGACAGCTGGGTTGGGGCGGCGTACTGGGAGCCCCAGGCCAAGCCAGGACTCACATTCGACAGGATGCTCGAGCTATGTGATGTCATTGCGGTTGGTGGGGATGGTGGTGGCCTGGATGACTTGCTCGGGCTTGCGGCAGTCGGGCGGATGCGAGAAACGCGCACCTGGCTACATTGGGCACATGCCTGGGCCCATCCATCCGTGTTGGAGAGGCGGAAGTCGGAGGCACCCAGGCTGCTCGACCTGCAGGCCACGGGTGACCTCACCATAGTTGAGCGCATCGGTGACGACGTTGAGCAGCTTGCAGCCATTGTGGCGAGAATCCACCAGGCCGGCCTACTGGATAAGGTGGGGCTCGACCCGGCGGGGATTGGGGCTGTGCTCGACGCGCTGGCCGAGGCTGGAGTTCCGGAAGACAAAGTGATCGGGATTTCCCAGGGTTGGAAGCTCACGGGGGCGATCAAAACCACAGAGCGGCGCCTAGCGGATGGTTCTCTCCAGCACTGCGGGCAGCCTCTCATGGCGTGGGCCTGCGGCAACGCCAAGGGCGTTCCTTCTGCGAACGCTTTCCTGATCACAAAGCAGGCTTCCGGCACAGCAAAAATCGACCCGCTGATGGCCACTTTCAACGCCGTCTCGTTGATGGCATTGAATCCACAACCCGAGAAAACGCTCTCGGACCACATCATGAAGCACGGAATCAGATCGCTATGACCACTGAACAAGAGGCGCCTCGCGAAGACGAGGTGTCGACCCTCGCTCGTCTGCGCGAAAGCCTGCCGGACCTGGTGGGCATGGTTGGCTTCGGGCTTCTGGCGCGCGGCCTCTGGGTTGGCTTCGGTGAGGCAGTGTCGCTTTCTGTATGCGGCACCATCCTGATGGGGCTGTCTGCCTACGCCATCATTCGAGGGGGTAGCTGATGTTCCGAGCGCTCCTTGGAAGAAAGAGCAATACGTTGATCATCGACACGCCGGAGAAACTGGCACAGGCGTTGGGCTCCGGCTATGAAACCTCCACTGGCCAGCGTGTGACGACTTCCAGTGCCCTGCAGCAGCTGGTGGTTTTCAACTGCGTTCGCGTGCTGTCCGAGTCGATAGGCATGCTGCCTTGCCGGCTGATGAAGCAGACGGACAAGGTACGGTTACCAGCTACAGGTCATCGGCTGTATCCGCTGCTGTCCATGGCTCCTAACGGCTATATGACCGCCCAGGAATTCTGGGAAATGCTGGTAGCGTGCTTGTGCCTACGCGGCAACTTCTACGCCTACAAGGTCGAGGCCTTGGGTAACGTCATCGAGTTGTTGCCACTAAATCCGGACATCGTCCACCCGAAGCTCAACGACGACTGGTCAGTTGAATACAAAGTCGATTTCAAAACTGGACCGAGAACGCTTACGCAAAAAGAGATCTGGCACGTTCGGCTGTTCACGCTGGATGGGCTGAATGGCTTGAACCCAATCGCCTACGCCCGCCAGACGCTTGGACTTGGCCAGGCGATGGATGCTCATGCTGGAAAGCTGTTCACCAACGGCGCAGTTACCAGCGGGGTCCTGCGAACGGATCAAACGCTCACCGACGAAGCGTTCGGTCGGCTTAAAGAGGAGTTCCAGGGCGAGCACATGGGGGTGGCCAATGCCTACAAGCCAATGATCTTGGAGATGGGGCTGGACTGGAAACCTATCAGCTTGAATGCCCAGGACACGCAGTTTATCGAATCCAAACGCATGACCGAGGCGCAGCTATGCGGCCTGTTCCGGGTGCCGCCGCACCTGGTAGCGAACATGGACAAGATGACGCTCAACAACGTTGAGCAGATGGGCATGAACTTCGTGAACTACTCCCTCGTACCGATCATCACCCGCATTGAGCACAGGGTGCAGGTTGGCCTGCTCAGCGAGAAAGACCGGCTGACCCATTACGCCAAATTCAATGCCGGCGCGCTCATGCGCGGCGATCTCAAGGGGCGGTACGAGGCGTACGCAAAAGGTATTCAGTGGAGCATCTTGAGTCCCAACGAGTGTCGCGACCTCGAGGATATGAATCCGCGCGAAGGCGGCGACATGTACCTGAGCCCATTGAACATGACCACCAAACCAGAGGCTGCCGACGATGCAGACAAAACAGCGCCTTGATCGACCGCTGACCATCAAGTCGGTCAGCGAAACGGGCGAATTCGAGGGATATGGCTCCGTCTTCGGCGTAGAGGACAGCTACGGCGATGTGGTGGTACGTGGCGCCTTTGAAGCCAGCCTGGCTCGGTGGAAAGAGAAGGGCCGGCTGCCGGCGATGCTCTGGCAGCACAACATGAGCGAGCCAATCGGTATCTACACCGAGATGCGCGAGGACGATGTGGGGTTGTTCTTCAAGGGGCGTTTGCTCATCGAGGACGACCCGCTCGCCAAGCGCGCCCATGCGCACATGAAGGCCGGCAGCCTGACGGGCACCTCTATAGGCTACATGCTGGACGACTATGAGTACGACAAGGAAAAGGGCGTCTGGATCCTGAAACAGATCGACCTGTGGGAGCTGTCCCTGGTCACTTTCCCGGCCAACGACGAGGCCCGGATAACCGATGTGAAATCTCTGCTGGCCCGCGGTGAGACCCCACCGCCCAGCAAAGTGGAGCGGGCCCTGCGAGAGGTAGGGTTTTCCGGCTCCCAGGCCAAGGCCTTCATGGCTAAGGGCTACGGCGCAGTTTCACCGCGAGAGGCGGGTGCCGACGAAGCACTTCAATCCCTGAAATCCCTTTTGGACAAAATGTAAGGAGCCTCTCATGGCTGTTGAAAAGAAAGACATCGATGACGTCGCTGAAGCCCTGGGCAAAAAGTTCGACGAATTCAAGAAGACCAACGACAAACGCATCGAAGGTCTGGAAGAGGAGAAAGGCAAGCTGTCCGGCCAGGTCGACACCCTGAACGAAAAACTGGGTGAGCTCGACGAGTTGAAATCTGCTCTGGAAAAAGAGCTGGCCGAACTGAAGCGCCCGGACGGCAGCGGCACTAAGGCTGCGAGCGAGCACAAGACTGCCTTCATGCAGTTCGTTCGCAAAGGCATCGACACCGGCCTGGGCGACCTGCAGGCCAAAGCGCTCCAGATCGGAAGCGATGCCGACGGCGGCTACGCGGTACCGGAGGAGCTGGATCGCAGCATCATCGAACTGCTGAAAGACTCCTCGCCGATGCGCCAGGTTTGTAACCAGATCACTGTTGGCTCTCCAGACTATCGCCGCCTGGTGAGCCTCGGTGGCGCTGGGTCGGGCTGGGTAGGCGAAACCGATCCACGGCCAGCGACCGGCACTCCGACCCTCGGCCAGATCTCCTCTTTCATGGGCGAGATCTACGCCAACCCGCAAGCCACTCAAACCAGCCTGGACGATATCTTCTTCGATGCTGAAGGCTGGCTGAACAGCGAGGTGTCTCGCGAGTTTTCCGAGAAGGAGGGCAACGCGTTCACTCTCGGCAACGGCATCAACAAGCCAAAAGGCTATTTGGCTTATGAGTTGGTTACCGACGGCGACAAAACCCGGGCGTTTGGCAAGTTGCAAAAGCTGATCTCCGGCACTGCTGGCGGCTTCAATGGCGACAAGCTGATCGACTTGATCCACTCGCTCAAGGCCGGGTACCGGGCAAACGCCCGGTTCATGATGACCAACCTCACCGTCGCTTATGTCCGCAAGCTGAAGGACAGCGAGGGCAACTACCTGTGGCGCCCAGGCCTGGAACTCGGCCAGCCATCGACTCTGTTGAGCTACGGCATCACCGAGAACGAGGACATGCCCGACGTTGCTGCGGACGCCAATGCGATCTCGTTCGGCGACTTCAAGCGCGGCTACACCATCGTGGACCGTATCGGTACCCGCGTACTGCGCGACCCCTACACCAACAAGCCGTTCGTTGGCTTTTACACCACCAAGCGCGTCGGCGGCATGCTTGTCGACTCCCAGGCGATCAAGGTTCTGACCCTGAGCGCTGCCTGATCGGGCGGGCGCCTTCGGGCGCCCACTCTGGAGGATTTATGCCAATCATTTCCGTGAAGAAGGCGTTCCCGTTCGCTGTCGACGGCAACCAGGTGGTTGAGATCCAGACGGGCGAGCAGGAAGTGTCGGAGCGCTGCGCCCTGGTGGCGGTCGAGCACCTCGGCGTGGCCGAGTATCTGGACGGCTCGGGCCCTCCTGAAAGCGATCCGCTCAAGATGAAGGTGCCAGAGCTGAAGGAATGGCTGACGGCCAAAGGCATCGCTTTCGAGCCAGGCGCGAAGAAGGAAGAACTGCAGGCCCTGGTGCCAAGCAATGATTGACCTCGCCACCGTGAAGGCGCACCTGCGGGTTGATGGCGACGAGGAGGACAGCCTGATTCAAGGCTATATCGACGCCGCCATCAGTACCTTCGAGCTGTGGACGAACCGCCGGCTGATTGCCGAGGGCGAGGCCTTGCCTGACCCTGCAGGGAACGCGCTGATCATCACCAAGGCAATACGCCAGGGGGCGCTTCTACTGATCGGTCACTGGTATGCAAACCGCGAGGCGGTGACCACGGGCACCATCGCCACAGAACTGCCGCTTGCCACCAATGCCCTCTGGCTTCCGCACCGCTGGGTGAATCTATGAGAGCCGGTCCAATGCGGCACCGCTGCAAAGTCTTCAAACCACATAGGGAACAGAACCGCTCTGGCGGCTTCGTTGAGACTTGGGTGGAGGTTGGTGAGGTCTGGGCAGAGGTCACCATGCCGACAGGTCGGGTTACTCCCGTGGCCGAACAGCTGAAGGCGGTGATCAGTGCCGAGATCCGTATCCGGCCCCGGTCGGACATTGTTGCCGGCTGGCGACTGACCGAGAAGCGCTCGGGCGTGACCTACAAGGTCGAGGCCCCGCTACTCAACAACGACCGGGACATGCTGCGGCTGCTGTGCTCCAGCGTCCCCAACCCATGAGGTGAACCATGAAAATTCGTGCACTGGGCCCGCTGACGGGCGCATCTGGTGAGCGCGAGAAGGGCGAGGAATTCGAGGTGACCAAGGAGCAGGGCGAAGGCCTGATTGCTCGTGGCTACGCTGAGGCCGTGGCCGACAAGGCCGTCAAGCCAGCGAAGGCCGATCCGGCCAAGGAGTAGCCCATGGCGCGCCGCTCGAAGATGCGCGGCGACATCCGCCTCCGGCGGACGCTGCGCAACATCCACAAGACGATGGACAATGAACTGCAGCCGGCCATGGCCAAGGCGGCCGCGCGCGTGCTGGCTACCCAGCAGCAGCTGATCCCGAAGGACACCGGCGCTGCCTCGGCGGCCCTGCGAGTCTACGTCGCACCCAGCGGGCTGGATGCACAGGTCGGCATCAGGGGCAAACGGGACAATCGCCGCTTCTTCTACCTGAGGTTCCTCGAGTACGGCACCAAGGGCTACACCGGCAGCATCTACCAGCGAGCTGATCGGGATGCGGTCGGCGGCGTTCACACCAACAATCGCGACAAGTCGCAGCTGAAAGGCCGGCGCAATTCGATCCGGCAGCGCGACACGAAGAACAAGTCCGACGGACAGCACTTCTTCGGCAAGTACCCGGACATACCCGCCAGGCCGGCCCACCCGTGGCTTCGCCCATCCCTGGACGTAAACCGCGAGTACGTCATGGCCGACCTTGAGGAGGCAGTTCGCCGAACCCTGCGCAAGGCAAGCCAGGGGGTAGGTAATGGCTGATCCATCACTGGCCCTGCAGGAGGCCATCTTTGCCAGGCTCAAGGCCGAAGTCAGCTGCCCGATCTACGACGGCGCACCGCTGAACGCCGATATGCCCTACGTGTCGATTGACCGCGAGGTCTCGGTCAACGATAGCCCGATCTCCGGGCGCAAGCGCGAGCAGCGCCTGCTGTACCTGTCCGTCTGGTCTGATGCTGTCGGCCAGGCCGAAGTGAAGCGCATCAACGGCGAGGTGATCGCCGCCCTGGACGAGCGCCCGCTGCCGCTGGAGGTTGGCCGCGCTGTATCGGTACGCGTCATCCAGTCGGACGCCCAGCGGGATGCTGACGGCGTTACCTATCAGGGCTCGATCACGGTTCGCGTCATCACCACCCACTGATTTAACCACCGGCCGCGCTGCGGCTTTATCCAATGTGCCTTTGGAGGAACCCCCATGGCCGAAGACAACCTCAACACAGCCGCTGGCTGCCGCATCTTCATCGGTGGCAAGACCGGCGCGGACACGGAAACTGAATACAAGGCCGATACCTACGTCGAAGTGGGTGAGATCGAGGACCTGGGCGAGTTTGGTGACACCTTCAGCAACGTGAACTTCACTTCGCTGAAAGACGGGCGTGTGCGCAAGTACAAGGGCACTGCTGACGCTGGCGACCTGACCGTTACTGTCGGCCTGGACAGTGGTGACGCAGGCCAGCGTGCAGTCAAGACCGCGCACAAGGACCGCAGCAAGGGCGACTACAACGTCAAGATCACCCTGAATGACGGTGATCCGACCGCAACCCCAGTTATCAATCCGACCACCTTCTACATGCGCGTCAAGGTGATGAATAACACCGTTGCACCAGGTGCTGCTGACAACGTGGTGCGCCGCAACATCACCATGGGCATCAACTCCGACGTGCTGGAAATTCCGGCCGCCGCCGCTGCCTGATAGGGGGCCTCTGTGAGCAAAACTCTACACGGGACCGTGACCGTCAAACTGGGCGATGAAGAGTACACTCTACAGCCCACCCTAAAGGCAGTTCGTGCTATCGAAAGCCGCTTCGGCGGCCTGCGCGGTGCATCCGCAGCCCTGCATGCAGTCGGCGTAGATGCGGTGGCTTTTATCATCGCCGCCGGCGCCGGCCTGGAAGGGAAGGCTGCCGAAGCGCTGCCCGAGAAGGTCTGGCAGGAGGGTGTGGCCGGGCTGACGCCGGTAGTCACCAAGTACCTTGGCGCTCTCTACAATCCGCGAGGCGGTGACCCGGGAAACGACCAAGCCGGGACGGCGTAAGCGCTGTCGAGGACGGCAGCTACGTCGACCGGCTGTATGGGATCGCCACCGGGTGGCTGGGATGGGCGCCGGATGTGGCCTGGTGTACGCCGCTGCCTGAGCTATTCATGGCCATGGATGCCAGGATTGAATGGGCTCAGATGACTAACCCATTCGGCAGCGGGAAGAAGCAGGGCGTGAAGGAGAAACCAAGTGCTTCGAATGTGGCCGACAAACTGAGGATGGCGTTGACTGGGAGAAAGTCTTACTAACCAGGCGCCTTGATCGTCTTCTTGATATGGTAGTCATTTTCGTGAGGAGTCTACCGTGATCAGGAAGATTGGCTTGGGAGTTTTTGCCCAGTGCGCTGTTTTTTCGCTCGCCTTCGCCGCCGGCACCCCGGCATCAAATGATGACCTAGCGGCACTGAAAATAGCGATGGAAGATCGGTTGAAAGATGCAGACAGTGCAAAATTTAAAAATGTGAGGATCGGCAAAGATAAAGCGACTTGTGGCCTTGTGAACTCAAAAAACTCATATGGTGCGTATGTCGGATTTGAGCCTTTCATGGCGGTGAAACTTTCTAGCGGTAATTTCGTTGTTATTGATGTGGGAGAGGCTGCCGGACAAGTTTGTTCAAAAAAAGGAATTTGATCTTCCTTCCAACTTATTGAAGCCCGCCTTGAGCGGGCTTTTTTGTAGGCTATGAAATGGCTGACCAACAAATTCAAGGAATGCTCGTCCAGATTGAGGCCACCACCGCGCAGTTACGGCGCGAGTTGGCGAGTGCCGATCAGCTGGTGTCCAAGACCAGTCAGGCAATTGATCGCAACTTGGCGACGGTTGACTCCGCGTTTGAGCGAGCGGGCGCTGCGGCTCAAGGCGCGGGAACACTCATGCGCGGGGCCTTTGCCGCGGTAGCGGGCGCCGGCCTGATCGGGGGCATCATCAAGCAAGTGGATGCCTACGGCCAGATGTCTGACCGGATGAAGGCAGCTACTGGAAGTGCTGCCGACTACCAGGCTGTGCAAGAGCACCTGATGCAGACCGCGCAGGAAACCTACCGACCTCTGGCTGAGGCGCAAGAACTGTATATCCGCACGGCGGATGTGATGCGCAGCTTAGGCTTCAACACCGAGCAGACGCTCGATATCACCGACAGCTTCAGTTTCCTGCTCGTAACCAACGCCGCGTCAGCGGACAAAGCAAGCTCGGCACTGGACGCCTATTCAAAAGCATTGGCTACAGGGAAGGTAGATGCGGATGGGTGGATTTCTATCCAAACTGCGATGCCGACAATCGTGGACGCGATTGCCCGCGCGACCGGAAAGAGCACCGACGAAGTGCGCAAGCTGGGCAGCGAGGGCAAGCTCGCTCTGGATGACATTAACATCGGTCTGCTGAAAAGTGTTGAGGTAAACCGCAAAGCAGCGGCCGACATGTCTACCAGTGTTCAAGATGCCTT